CAAAAGCAGCTTGTTGAGGTGACTCTTTAAACTGCCAAACATAATATCTAACCCTAGAGGTAATAACATTTGTATATTGTTCGGGTAGGACTACTGTGTCACCATGTGCTGATAAAGCTGTTGGTTTTTCAAAAGCATAAAAATGCACATTGTAAACTTTATCAGGTATAGGACTTAGTCCAAATTTTCTATTGTCTGGAGATTTAATAACATATTTAGGCTCTCCATAGGCCTGTGTACTAGCATCATCAGAATTTTCACTATCTCGATAGTATCTTTTCCAATCCGCTAAATTTAAAAATTTTAAACCTTGAGAAACAAAAGGTGCTGCTTCGCCTGAAACATTAATAGTTGTTAGATAAAAATCATCCCAATCTATTGAGGCATAGTCTGTCGTAATACTAGAACTACCACTTTTTAATAAGTACCATCTAGTACCAGCTGTGGTAGCTACTGTAACATTCCCATAAAAAGGGTCAGTAGCTCCACTTAAACCAGCACTAAAAAAAGGCAACTGAGGTTCTTCATTAGCAATGTCAAAGATTGCTTTATTGACTGTATCTTTAACAAAAGCTTGTAAACCTTTAGCATTTGCAAAATTTGATGAAGTGAGTGGTACTTCATTAAGTTCTCGTAATACTTCGTTAGTAATTTCTAAATATGTAGTTGCCATTATTTTTTATGTTTTTTTTGTATTTCAAAGTTAGCCATTAAACTTGCTCCTTTATGAGGTACAAATTTACCGGTATGTTTCATAAGCTTGAAAGATTTACCAGCTTTCATCCAATGATAACCTTTAGGTGCTTTAACTTTCATTAGTTAGGCATAGCCTTAGGCATGTCTCCTGATGCATATTCTGGTTGAGTTCCCTTTCCAGAAACATCTCCACCATATTTATACATAGCACGACCACCCATACCTTTTTTCTTTCTTTTCATCATGTCGTCACCGTACATACCACCGTGACCCATTTTTTCTCTCATCATTCCGCCACCCATTTTAGCTTCACGTCTAGCCATTGCATTGCCATCATGTGAACCACCATGTTTCATTTTTTTTCTTTTATGATACATTTTGTCTCCTGTGTTTATTTTAATTTAAAAAATGGAAGGGTCCGAAGACCCCTCCGAGTTATACATTAGTCGATAACATAGAATGCACCTACAAGTGCTTCAGGTCTTAGAACTTTTGCTCCATAGACATGAAGACCTCTCACGATGTCACCAAAAGAACTTGGGTCTCTGATAACTTCTGTTGAAAGAATTGTATTTGCAGTTGCAGTTGAACTCATATGTCCAGCTAACACTTTACCACTTGCATTTGATGTGTCAGCGATATTGTTAGATTTGTACATATCGAATCCTCTTAGTTTACCACTAGATACTAAGCCATTTCTAATAGAACCTTGACCTGCATTAAAGTCTACTGACAATAATTTAGAGCCTGATTTTCCTAGTTGCTCATAGAAATCTGGTCCAGCAACGAACCATCTTCCTTCTTCTGGAACATTTTGGTCATCAAGTAATCTTGCCATTCTAGCCATTAAGTCTAAGGCATCAACACCAGTTCCGTCTGAACCTAAAAGGTCGACAGAGTTAGTTGCGTGTGCCATTGTAGCATCTGCAGTTGCACTATCTGAACCGATAATATGGTCAGGTGAACTAGCAGATAAGCCAGAAAACATACTAGCAATAACAGCAGCATCGTATGAATCTTTAAGAGCATACGCAGCACTTGAAGAAGCTACTTCTTTAAAGTTGACGTGTGACATATTTGTCTCAATATCATCTACGATGAATTTGAAAGCTTTAGCACTATCAACAACAAGAGTTAGTTCTTGGTCTGTTAATTTAGTTGCACTTGTGTCGCTACCTCTTGTGTAATCAGACACAGAGATAACTGGTTCTTTGATAATCTTTACTGAATCTCCGAAAGCAGAAATTTCACCAGCATAGTCGGTGTTTGTAATAGCTTCTACTACCGAGGCTTTCCTAAAGAAGTTTAAAACCTTTTTAGAATAAACTGAAGGTAGGAAAAAACTATTACCCTGTCCACTTACGGAGTTAGCAAAGTTAGCATTAGCATCGGGACTTGGTTCAAAAAATTGAGCCATAATACTTCTCCTATTATAAGTTAGTTAATAATTTATCTAATGATTCTGCCTTCTTGCATAGCATCTGATATGTCTTTTTCGTACTTATCAAATTCTGCCATACTTAAAGCAGCAATCTCCCTTTCGGACCAAACTTTTTGTTGCTTAGGTTCTACACTTGTTGTTTTGGTAGATATCATATCAGCAGCATTAGTTTTAGCCCTAGAAGATGACTTTTTCGTTTTAGGTAAATCCATGCCTTTATCTTTTTTAAACAAATCAATAGCACGAGAAGCTAAATCAGCATCATCAGCATTAGAGTAAATCCATGATTGAATTGACTCAGGTTGCTCTTTTGCCCAATCGTGAAAGTCATCACTGTTTCTAATATCTTCAAAATCAGGGTGTCTTTCATTTAACCTTTTTTCTGCATCTTTTCGTATTAACTCTTGTTCTCTTGCTTGGAGTTTACCAAGACGTTCTTCTAGAACTTTTGCCTTGGACTCACTTTGTAAATGAGCAACAGTTTCTACTACTTCATACACATCAGGATATTGTTTTTTAAATTCTTCAAGTTCTTCTTCAGATTTAGGAGCTTTATAGTTTTGTCTATTTTTAGTAGCCTCTTCTATTAACTCTTGTTCTCTAGACTTAAATTCATTAAGTTTAGTATCATAATGTTTTTTTAAATCATCATATCTTTTTTTGTAGTCTGGTCGTTTATAAGGTTTATCCTCTTTGACTTCCAGTTCTTCTACATTTACACTTCCTTCAGCTTTAATATCATTGATATCATCACTATCAAAAAGTTTATTTTTTTCAGAAGGTTCTTCAAAATAAAGACTATCTGATGAAACAAAAGGTTTATCTTCAACTTCGTGCCAATCTTTTTTTGCGTTATAAGGATTTGGCTCTTCCTTTTCTAAAATTTTTTTAGTCATTTTCTTTAATCCTAATCAGGGCTTCGTTTAACAAGGTAGCTGCGATGTCGACTTGCAGGGCTTGTCTTGTAAAAGGTCGCCTTTCGGTTTATCTAAATGATAGGGTGCTTATGACGTAAGGTAGCCCTATCTCCTATGATTAGCTTACAGGTGAGGGTTTACCTGTCATCATTTTACGAGTTCGTATTTCTTCGACCAACTCTTCTTCCTCTTGCTGTGAAGCTTGAGGTCCTAAAGTTTCTCGTTGCACACGAATCTCTTGTTTGACAGGTTCTGGTTCAGTTGGTTCTACTACAAAAGTTTCACCTTCTTCTAACACTCCCCCATAAACTAAGTTTTGTCTTTTATCTGCTTGAGCTTCAGCATCTTTCATCATCCGCATTAACTCATCAGCTCCTATTTCTTTAGTAGCTTTAGCAGTAAAAACAAATTCTCCGTCAGATAACCTTGCGGGTATGCTGTCGGATAAGCCATTACCCGGACCCTCTACGAGTCCTGCTCCGGCAAATTCTTGAGCAACATCTATAACTTTATCAAATAATAAAGCTAGTTGCTCATCTTGTTCTAATCTACTTTGAAGCATATCTTCCTCTTCTTCGGTCAATGCTTCATCTAAAATAAAATCTAAATAGTCTTCTTCCATTTCTTCATCAGAGACCATTTCTTGTTGTGGTTCCATTAAAGTAGACATTTGCATATCTACATCACCACCCTCTTGAAAAACTCCTCGGCCTTTTAAAATATCAGCTTGGGTGACTTTACCATCACCTGTTAAATCTGGAAATTTTTCTTTTTTCATCTTACTTCTCCTTTGCTCTGCCTATATTAAGGGCAAACCAATCAATAACTTTATAAGCTTTGCTTACTAAATTATCATCATGTGGTGTAGGTGTTAAAGCAGCAATCATTGAACAGATTGACACTATCCAAGGTACTACCCCTACTATTTTTAATATTGTATCTAATAAATCTAACATTTAATTATCCTCTTCTTTTCTAGTTAAAGCTTCCTTAACTTGCAAGGGGAGCTGCTCTATTCGTACCAGAGAACTCACTTTCCCCTGCAACCGGTACATTTCCGATTCCGATGTTGCCACCACCAGTCCCTGTAGGTCCAAGGTCTTGAGGTTGTGCAGGTGTTCCAGCAAGGCTTCCCATAGGTCCTTGTTGTTCACCAGCAAGTTCAGCTTCCGAGCCAACGTTTTGTCCAGCATTTTGCATTCCTATTATTTGTGCCATCATAGCTGCTTCTTCAGGGTCATTCAGAATTTCATCTGGGTCTAAATCTAAGCTATAGGCAAGTTCACTAACCAATTTAGAAATTTTAACAAAAGGTGCAATAGCTGGACTTTGAGCAGTTTGTAAGAACATAGTAAGTCTTTGACTTCTAACTTCTTTCTGCATCAAGCTATTAGTACCTGTTGCTCTAACTTCTAAATCACCTTCCACATCTAGAGAGCCTTCAAAGAACTGCATGTTCCATTGAAAGAAAGACTCACCTAATGGTCTTAATAAAAAGTCATCAAGATTTTTAACAACAGTTTTTATATTTAAACTAGCAGCACCTAGTAACATAGACATACCAGAGGCAGTCCTTGTCATACTTTGTACACCAGTTTGACCATGTGAATATGATGGTATGCCGGTTTGTTCGTCAGCAAGTTGTCTAAACTTGTCGAACATCATCATATTCTCTGGAGCAGTATTAGGAAACTTGACACCATGTATGGCTTGACCCGGCATTCCAGCTTGTCGCCTAAATATTTTACCCGGATATATTTCCATAGACTGCCCACCAACTAAAGCTGATTCATCGACATCAAAGACGAGAGAACCAGCCATCGCTAGATTATCAACAGCCATTCGAGCATGACCATTCATAATCTGTTGAGAATCATCCATGTTTTCTGCTACCCCAATACCAAAAAAATTATATGGATTTCTTTCGTAAGGAAAAGCATGATAAGGTAATCTGTAAGGAGTAAATGGATTTATTACAGCTCTTAAGAGTTGACTACCACAAACCCAAGCATTAATTTGTACCTCATCTAAATTATCTATGCTATCATCAAGTTCAATACCAACTTCTCTAGCATACTCAGCATCCATGATACCCCAGTATTCTATGACTTCAAAGTTAGATTGATACTCATCTTGTCTAGCATCATCTTTTAATTGACTTTCAAAATCTTTTTCTTGATAGTTAGGTCCTTCCATTAAACAGTTTCTAATAGCATCCTCATTAAAGTAAGGCATGTTACGCAACTGTCTAAGTTGTGATTTATTCATCTTGTGTCTATGCACAACATATTCACACTCTTCTATACTAGTAGCTGAAGGGTCTGGATAAAAATCCCAACAACTAACAAATTCTATTCTTGGTACTCTAACTTCAAGTGGGCTGTAGTTTCTTTCACCATCTTCACCTACTTCCCATTTATTTAACTTTTTATTAAAATTAAATGGTCCTTTAATTATACCTGTGCCTAATAACGAAGCTTCAAGTAAAGCATTTCTAATTTCTGATGAACCTTTAGATTCATCTATTTGGTCATGGATAAGTTTTTCCATTCTTCTCGCAGCTTTTTGAGCTGGAGAGATTTCTAAAGCTTGAGGATTTGGACTATAACCTTCAACAAGCTGGTCTGCTACTTGGTCTTCAATAGGTTCACTAAAAACTCCTAGACCAAAAGTAGCTCCGGGTTTTAGAGTTCGACCATCACCTTCATAACCTACATCATAAGGGTTATCTATTCTATTACCAATATCATCTGGTAGTTCTAAATTAGTTTGTGGACTTTCTAATCCGGCTAAAGGATTATTAATATCTAGATTAGCTTGACCTAATTCACCCTCTGGTATTTTAGTTTCTTGAATGCCGATAGGAAATTTACCTGTACCAAAGATAACATCGACTAGTTGACCATAAGCTGCTAAAACTTTTGTCTTAGTAATTTTAACAAAAATTCTAGACTTTTCTGATTCTCTAAACTTAATTGTTTTATTATAAAGACCTCTATAATTTTCGTAAGCTTTTAACCATCTTCTTTCGTCTGAGTTTCGAGCTTCTTCGGCTTGATAGAAACGACCTTGAATAATACCAACTAAATTTTGTTTTTGATTTATTTCTAAATTTAAATTTTTACCAGCTTCGCCTTCAACATCTTCATAAATGTTGTCTGCTGTTAAAAATGTATTTTCGTTGTCTGCCATCTACCTTAATATCCAAATGTTGAATCAGCTGGTTGATGCATTTCTCTCTTCAACCCTCTAATTCTTTCTAACGGACTATCTACTCTAGGTCTGCTCATTATTAAATAACGCAGAGCATCATAAGCATGGTCAGAAGCATGTGTATCAACATCTTCTGGATTAGTTTTAGACAAAGGTATGGATTGTAATTCTCGTATTAGATTTGGGCAAGTATTAAAAATCTGCAACCTTGGTCTGCCGTTTTCTCTTATTTTCAGGAACTCATGTACTTGTATTTTACCTTGAATCCTGTTTTTATCTGCTCGTCTTAATTTATGACCAGCTTTGAGTAAGGCTTCGCCAACAGTGGGACCAGTAGTACCAGTTCTAGCCCATGCTGCAGTATCTAATACACCCGGGACTGAAAATGGGTCCTCGAGTTCCATATCTCCTATTATAGCTCCTAATTCCTCTCCTGTCAAGCCTTTTCGATATAATTCACGGTATATTATGAGGGTGCCATCATTGATGTCTATAGCTCCCCACAGGCAGCAGGATTCAGCTGCATACCCATAGTCAACCCCTTTAACTCGTTCCCAATGCACAGGTAATTGAAAAGGAGTAACAATATGTTTAGTGTTATCAAATTCGACAAAAGCTGCACCCTCGGCTACTTCCCAATTACCCTCTAGTAGTTGTCTTCTTTGGATAGGTGGTAAAGATTTTAGCATTTGTTCATAAACACCATCTTTAGCTAAATATGGATTGTCTTGTAACTTAGCTGGAATAAACTTACGAGTTAAACCATCTGCTCCTAAAAAAGATTTATTAGCTGCATTAGGTTCAATGTAACGTTTTTTTACCCAATTAGCTCCAGCACCACCGGGGTTAGCTGTACATCTTAAGTAAGTTTTAATTTCTGGGTCAGTGGTTCTCAAACGAGATGCAAGATAATTCCAACTAAACTCCGTAGGTAGATGTGTGATTTCATCAAAGCCAATCCAAGAATAAGCTTGACCTTGGTATCGATACACATCAGCATCTCGTTCTAAGAAACCAAATTCTATTTTAGCACCACTAGGAAAATTCCACAACTTTTCTACTTCTCTAAACTTAGCACCCGGAAAAGCTTGGGGATATAACTCTCGAGACTTGTCTATCATTTCTCGTAGTTCCGGCATAGACCTTCTAAGTATCAAAGCTCTGTGGGCTTTTTTATGAGCATACCTTAAGGGGTCAACAAGCATGGCATAAGATTTACCACCACCTGCTGCACCACCATAAAGGACATCTTTTTCATCTGCAGCTAAAAAATCTGTTTGGGGACCTTCGTTGGCTGAAAAGACTACGTTAGCATCTTTAAGTTGTTCCTGCACATCAAGAGGAACTTCTGCTAGTTCTGTCTCAGTCACAACATGCGAAGTAGTTTGCTCAGTAGCTTTTTTCATTACTTGCTCTTGAGCTTTTACTGCTTGTTCTTTTTTATAAAGGGCTTTCTTTTGTCGAGCTAGTCTACGTTTCTTGGCAGCTATCTTTTTTTTATGTTGTTCGGCTAGGGAAGGGTCAGAGTCTAAATAGTTTTTTAGAGTAACATGAGAAATACTACGACCTGCTTCTTGCGTAATAAGTTTAGCTGCTTCTCGGAGAGAATACTTTTGTTCGGTAACACCTTGGAGGTATTTCTGTAAAGCTTCGAGTTCTTGAGGAATGGGTTTGAGATAACCCTCGATATCACTAAGTTCATAACCAAAAGGAATAGTGTGACTTTTTTTGGGTAAGTAATCTTTTGGTATCTTAGTCATAATTAAAGCTGGACTTTCCAGACCTTAAGATGGAAAAACATCTGGAAAGCCTCTTACACTGACTCAGTCTTTCGACTTCGTGCCTTGACCAAAAATAGCATCCCAATTCTTAGCAAACTGTGCTTTGTCTGGAATTGGTCTAGGTCTAGAACCTTTACCTACTCGACCACCATTTTTCTTGTTGGTCATTAGCACAGGTTTTTCCT